GATCGCTGGATCACGAAAACGATCTCGCGGGACGATGATCCCTTTTACGACCCCGACGATTTCATCTACATCCCGGCGCGGCTGTACGACAACCCGTACCTGATGGATCCCGATGGCACCTTTCGGACCTACGAAAAACGACTCGGGCCGCTCCCGCCCCAACGCCGCGATCAACTCCTCAACGGGGACTGGTCCGCGATCACGGGGCAGTTTTTCCCGGAGTTCTCCGATCGCGACGTGTCAAACGGAGGCCACATCGAGCGGATCGACATCCCTCGCGATACGCGCATCCTGAGAGCCCTCGATTGGGGGTACAACGCGCCCGGGTGCTGTCTCTGGCTCGCGATTCTCCCTGACGGCCACGTCCACGTCGCGCACGAGTACCGCTTTCAACAGACCCTCGCGGCGGATGTCGCCGAACACGTCGATCGCGAGACCAAAGATCACGGCTGGAAAGCGATCTACACCACGATGGACCCCTCGACCTTCTCGAAAACGGGGCACGTCGGGGAATCCGTCGCCGAGACCTTTGCCCGAGCGCACGTCCCCTGCCAGCCGGGAGACAACGCTCGCAATCTCGGGTGGCAACGGCTTCGACACTGGTTCTCGAAAGCCCCTGACGGTCGGCCCTGGCTGACGATCGACCCGTCCTGTCGGTACCTCCGGCGCACCCTTCCTGGCCTCATCAGTGACGCGAAAGACCCCGAGGACGTGAACACCGAGGGCGACGATCACGCGGCTGACGCCTTGCGCTATGGCGTGATGAGTCGGCCGACTCCGGCGAGGACTCCCTTGCAATCAACCTTCGCCCCCGACACCATCGGCTACCTTCGCACCAAAGGCGATCGCCATCCCGGCTCGCGGTACTGGCGGCGAAGTCCGGCGAAACGCTGATGTACCCACCGACGCTCGCACCGCCGATGCCGCCTCCAGGTGGGGCGGCGACGGAACCGTCTGCCATGGGTGTTCCTGCGCTTCCACCTATGGGAGGCGCAGGGCCCGTCGCCGCTCCAGCGCCCGATCCCGAATCGCTCACCCTGCCGCCTCTCACCGAGGATCAGCGCGGGGCGATCAAGTCCTGGTTCACCGCGTCCGATCAGGAGACGGATCGGTACGCGCCGTTGTGGAAAAAGAACCTCGACGCCTACGCGCCCCCGCCTGAGACGCTCGCGAAAGACCGCGAGGATTACGAAGTCAACACCAACGTCGATTTCCGTCAGGCCGAGCAGAAAAAGGCGCAACTCTGGTTTGACACCGCGCAGGTGCAACTCACCCCGACCGAGCCACTCTCGGATCTCGTCTTGTCCTCGGTTCCGCTGCCGACTGGCGCAACCCAGGAGCAACGACTCTCGGCGGCGATCTCGCTGCACCAGACCGTGCTCAATCAACTGCTCTCGCCAGACGGGGTGAACGCGAAACGCACCATCCAGGCGGCGATCCTCGACGTGCTCGTCCCGGCTGGCTGGGGCGTCACGCACCTCGGGTACACCGCGTACACCAAGGACGTGCAGACGCCGGACCCGATGACGGGCGCTCCGATCACCGTGAAAGTGCCGGTGTACGAGGAGTACTTCTGGTCCCGCCTGTCGCCCAAGTCGCTGATGATCCCGGCTGACTTCCGATCGACCGATTTCGACAAAGCCCCGTGGATCGCGGTGAAGTTCAAGATCCCGCTCTCGGCCGCTCGTCGCGAGTACGGCGAGGGCATCCCGGTCGATTACAAAGGCGCGACCAAGGACGACCCGAACCCGATCCGGCGCGACGAGCGCAACACAGTCGGGGGTGTCGGCGCAGGGCAGACCTACGATCCCTTTGTCTCGGGGATCCAGATGTACTACTACGAGCCCACGCTCAACCCGACCGCGTTTCACCCAAAGCGAGTCGTTGAGTGCGTGTTTCTCCAGGGGCTCGACGCCGAGGTCCGGCACCGCTACTGCCCGTACCAGTCCCTCGATCGGGAGGGGCGTCTGACGGGCGACTCGATGCCGGGGTACCCCGTCCACGTCCTCATGCTTCGCGACGTGCCGGACGACAACCACGTCCCGTCCGACTCGGCGATGACGCGCCCGCTCACCGACGAACTCAATCAGTACCGAGGGCAGGTGCTGAAGTCGCGAGACGCCTCGATCCCGTACACCTTCTACGATGAGGACATCCTCCCGCCCGAGAAGATCGAGCGGATCACCAACGGCAAGTACGGCCCGATGATCCCCGTCGAGGGCGGGCGACTCGATGCCGCTCGGCCTCCGGTGCTCCAGGGGAATAAACCGAACCTCTCCCAGGAGACCTACGCGGGCCAGGAGATCATCGAGCGCGACATCGATCGCACCCTCGCGCTGGGGCCCAATCAGTCCGGCGCACAGAATCAGTCCCGGCGGACCGCGACCGAAGTGGCGACGATGCAGTCCTCCGTCGATACGCGCCTCGCGGGGGAACAGGCCAAGGTGGTCGAGTTTTTCGTCGCGGGGGTTCGCAAGCTCGATGCCCTGATCCAACGCTTCTCGGATCGCCAGCAGACCACGCACATCCTGGGCGACGACGGCACGAAACTGTGGGTCTCGTGGAACAAGGAAACGATCGCGGGCCGGTTCGCGTACACCATCCGCCCCGATTCCCAAGTCCACGTCGATGCCGCGCAGGACCGGCAACAGGATCTCGCGTTCTACAACCTCACCGCTCGGGATCCCTTTATCAACCGCATGGAACTCGCTCGACGGCTGGCGACCAAGTGGGGCTACAACCCCGACAAGCTCGTCGCGCCTCCGCCGCCGCAGGGCCCGCCCAAGCCCAACGTCCAGGTCCGCATCCAGGCGCAGGATCTCGATCCTCGGCTTCCGCAATTCCCGTTCGCCGTCGAGATCCTCCAGCAGTCGGGGTACCAGATCAGCCAGGAGACGATGCAAAACGCCGTACTCCTCGCGGGGCGAGCGACAGCGATGGGATCGCTCCCTGACGACATCACTCCGCCAAAAGACTCGGTACGCCCGGGCGACACCGAGCACCCAGGCGCGGCGGAACAGACCGAGCCCATCTCCAAGCACGCGGCCGATCGCTCAGGGCAGTTGCCTGGGGGTGGAAGTCCGTTCGCCGCCGATCCGAACGCGTGACACGGTACACAAGCTGCTAGGGGCCTGACCATGCTGATCCCTCCACTTCGATGGCTCGGGCTCGCGGCCCTCGTCCTGACGGCCGCGTGTACCAAAAACTACGTCGTCCCCCAGGACACCAGCGACACGCCCGCGCCGACGCCGGTTCCGGTCACGCACACGATCGAGTTCCGGGTGCTCGGGACCGTCCCGCTGGCCGACATCACGTACGGCTCGGCGCAGGACGGCACCACGATGACGGAAACGAGCGTCCCGTGGGTCTCGTCCTTCCGCACCACGCACACCACGCTGTTTGTGTTCCTGAAGGCGCAGTCGTCCTTCAGCGGGACCATCACCGCGCAGATTTTCGTGGACGGCCAACTCTTTCGCGAGGCGAGCAACAACTTTCTCGGATCGACCAATGTGGCCGACGCCAGCGGCACGGTCGATCTCACCCCGTAGGGAGCCCGTATGCGTAGCCTTCTCGTACTCGCCCTCTGGAGTCTCGCAGTCCCCGTGCTGGCGCAATCGGTCCCCGAGCAAGTGGTGACCCCGACGTACCTGCACGAGCGCACCTGTACGCAGATGGTGCCGTGCGACGGGCCCCTGCCGCCGTGTCCTTTTGCGGCTCCTGCGCCCGCGCCGTGTACGCCGCCTGTGATCGTGCCGGTGATCCACTACGAGATGCGCTCCAAGCCGCTGTTCTGGACCGGAGCCGCGTTGGTCGGGGCCGGGGCCGCGTTTGCGATTGGCTCGATGACGTGGGCGCAGGAATCGGCGATCGTCGGCTATCCCACGGCTCCGTGCGGCACCGATCCGATCCTCACGCGGCTGGCGATTGCGCCGTGTCAGGTGTCGCACAATTTGCTCGCCGCTGGAGTCGCCACAGTCGGCGTCGGCGTCGGGTTGATGATCTACGGCGGGGAACGTGTGGCCGTCAACGCGGATGGCCGACAAGTGACCGTGCGCGTGCGGTTCTGACGGCTCCCATCGAATCGCAGAAGGGTGGCTCCCGGCTGGGATTCGTGGAAACCCGTCTGGTCCCGAACGGGGGAGATTCGGGGCGTTGAGTTATCGGGGGGCAAGTGAGGGCGGGCCCGTGACTGCTGTTGGGAAACGTCGCTGCCCCGGTGACGTAAGCGGCTGACGGACCCTCCTCTTCGATCGAGTGTACCTGATGCGACTGACGGTCTGCGACTGCTGTGGGTTGCTGTTGGAAGTGGGCGACTGGCCGTTTTGCCCGCACGGGCCTGGACGCGTCACCGTGATCTCCGACTCGATCCCCGGTGGGCAGTTGATTGAAAACCTCGGGCCCGAGCCGGTGCGCGTGTACTCCGAGACCGAACGCCAGCGGATCATGAAAGAGCGCGGGCTGGTCGATGCAGTGCGTCATCGGGACGGATCGAGGCTCACGTCGAACTGGGACACGATCAGTCCTGAGTCGCTCAGGAACGCGATCGAACTCGTGAGCCGTGCGGCCAAGACGCTGCCCCCGGATCCCGACGCCGAACTCGACAGCCTGGAGATGTCGATCACCGAGCGGCTCGACGGATTCAAGGTACCGCCAGATGGGGAGCCTCATGCCGACTGAGATCGAGCGGATGGAGATGACCCGGAAGGAGATCCAACTCCTGATGGCGATCGAGCCCGTCCTCCGTCGCCTAGGTCTGTCCCTCTACTGCCTCCGCTGCCACGCCCGGGGGATCCCCGATGGCGTCCGTGCGGCGAACAACGAGACCGATCCCGAGCTTGTCGTTGAGTGCGGCTGCATGACGAGGCGCTACAAGAATCTGTTGTAGATCCGCTGTCGTTGAGGAGTCCCTTGACGGACCTCTCTACACATCAGCATCGTCTCGACCATGCCAGACGACACCCGCCCGACTTTCGGGCAGGCTTTGGAAGGGGCCGCAGCCGGAACGGGGAGTACTGACTCTGCCGCGCCGTCTGTGCCTTCCTCAGCGACAGCGGACCCGTCCCCCGCTTCCACGTCCGTTCCTAACCCTGGTGCGCCCGCGACGGTGGCGACACAACCGGCTCCAGGTGACGGCAGTGCTGTTCCGCAACCGACGACGCCAGACGAGTGGGATCCGGCCAATGGGCCTATCCCCGTGGACCGCCACAAGGCGATCCTCGAAAACACCCGCACCCGCGCCCGTGACGAGGCGCAACAGGCCGTCCAGCAGCAGTACGGCTGGGCCCTGTCGGTCGGCCCTGAGCACTTTCAGGCGATCACGAACCTCGCACGGCAGTGGGCTCAAGATCCGGTCTCGTTTGTCCTCGGGGCACTCGATGATCTGACCGGGAGCCCGGAGTACGCCCCCGTCCTTCGGTCCCATGTCGCCAAACTCCTGGCGAGTAAGCCGAATGGCGGCAACGGCCACGCCCAGCCCGCACAAGCCCAGGAACCCCAGCCCGACATCGTGGTGGACGGCTACTCCTGGTACTCCGCGCAAAAGCTGGCCGAGCGCGATCGCTGGTTGAGCAATCAATTGCTCACCCAGGTCCGGCAAGAGTTGCAGCCCCTCCAGCAGGACATGCAGTCCCGCCAGGAGCGCGACACGATCATCGCGGCGACCCAAGCCGCGAATGAGTTTGCGTCCTCGACCCTTCGCGAGATGACGCAGTTGCCGTACTTCACGGAGCAGAAAGCGGAGATCGAAAAGGTCTTTCGCATGATGCCGCCGATGCCCGATCACCTCGTCGGGCAAGCGATCCGCGATGCGTACATCAAGGTGCTCGCGACCAAGGTGTTGCCGTCCCTCTCATCGAATGCGAAAAGCGAACTGCTGTCCTCCCTTAACCAGAAAGCTGCCGCGTCCGCACGGAACCCCTCGACCGGGGCCGTCGCCGTGGCCTCGCGCCCGAAGTCGTTTGAGGAAGCCCTCAAGGCCGCTGATGCGGTCGGACGACGGTAACGGGTCCGCGAGCCGGGAGGATTCACCATGGCCGATCCCAACGTAGGACAGACAATCGCGCAAGCGTGGGAGAACGTCGTCGGGACCAAGCCCGAGGACAACATCCACAACGACTACTGGCTCCTGAACCGGATGCAGGAGGGCGGCGGGTTCAAGTCGATCGATGGCGGGCGCTCCATCAACGGCTCGATCGAGTACGCCGTCAACACGACCGTCAAGGCGTACACCGATCTCGATCTGCTCGACACGACCCGCGTGGATGTGTTCGATGAGTTCTCCTTCGGCTGGAAGGAGTACGCGGGCACGGTGGTCATGTCGGAACTGGAACGCGCCAAGAACCAGGGCTCGGGCCGCAAGTTCGATCTGCTGGCCGCGAAACTCGAAAACCTCCGCAACACGTTCAAGCGTGTCCTCAACACGGACATGTTTGGCGACGGTACCGGCACGGGCGGCAAGGTGATGGGCGGGCTCGGGTACCTCGTGTCGTCCACTCCGGCGACCGGCACGGTCGGCGGGATCAGCCGGTCGGCCTTCTCGTTCTGGCGCAACCAGCAGAGCGTCGGGACCAAGACCACGACCGCGTTCGACAACCTCCAGGCGGCGATGCGGCACATGTACAACCTGTGC